AAACAATTAAGGGCTTCTTGTGCAGTATTAGCGTTTATTTTGAATTTATCACCAAATTGTTTGAGATTGCCGTAAAATTTAACAATCGCCATTTTTTATGCCTCCATATAGAATGATAGTTATTTAGCCAGTAGCCAGCGAATAAATCACGTTTAGATAAACGTTTAGGTAAGTGATGTAAAATGGAGTTATTGCCAATATAAATTGCTGCGTGATTTGCTGATTTACTATTTAACGAGAAAAGGATTACATCGCCATTTTGTATTTCAGATAAATTTATTTGATAAAAATTATTTGGTTTCATGTTATCCAAATAAAGTTCTTGCCCATTATTCCACCAGTCATCCTCTCTATTAAAATTTGGAAAATCCAATCCAGATATATGATATGCGTCACGGAATAATGTATAACAATCAGTAATGCCATGTATGAATTCACGACCAATCAATGGTTGCATATATCTGAATTTATGGATTTTGTTATCACAAACGAGCCACCAGTCAACACCTGTTTGTTGTTGAAAAATTTGGTCAGCTTCACTGAGTATCGGCAATCCGTCAGGGTGAGAATGTACAATAGCCGTAATTACACCAAGTTTTTCAGCCTGAATCCAATCATCGGGCGATATTTCGAATGTTTGAGTAGGAGTTGGTGATATGTTACCGCATGGTATATAGATTTTGTTATCAATAACAAAACCACAGCACTCATTCTCTCCGCAAGAAACTGCATGATTGATAATTTGAGTTTTCATTATTCAAACCAATTTTAAAAGTGGTTGTTCAAGAGAAATAGAATTGAAAAGTTGAACGTTAATTAAAATTTTGCAGCACCAGGAAATCCCCCAAAGGGTAGTATTCCATTGCCATGTCGTAGTTTGCAACCTGTTAATGAGTATGAGCATTTATCTTTGGTGATATCGTTAGTTGGGTTATCGTATTCATCCGCCACTGCTCCACCAGTATAACTACATTCAGAGCTTCGATAATCCCAGCAGCACGTATGTGCGATAATAACCCTAGCAGGCAACAAAATTCCGTCGGATTCACATGGTAAAGCTAATTCAAACGTCGCTGATTCACCAGGAATTAAAGTAGTTAATCGCTCAACTATGTATTGAGACACAATTTCTTGTGTAGGATCTGCTTTATTATTTCCTTCCACAAAATTAATTTCATCCAAGAATTCAGCAAGCACTTGACGTCTAGTTACAACAGCACCCAATAAATCTTCGAATGAATTTACTAAACCTGTTATCAATCCAAATGCATCAGAAACTACCATTGTTGGTCTGTTACTAACTCCTTGCCCATTCTTTTGAAATCCATCAATTTTTATTGAGTATGGTTCATATTTTTTACCCTGCCAAACAACTGCTTGCCCTAAATTATTTAGACCATTATGGAATCTGAAAATTAATTTCGTTCCACCTAAATCTGATAAATCCACATCATATAGATCAATTATCGCTCCTTGTTCAAATTTTGTTATTAATTTGACTGTATTATCAGGAATATGTGAACTCATGCTACAACCTCCTCAAACGTTGCGGTAATTGACGTTACTGTATGTTTAACATTTGTTGTCCATGACGGACATTTAACAGTTATTAGCTTATGAGTGCTTGGCTCTCTCCATTTAAACGCATGTACTCCTCCTTGACGAGTTAGAAATGCATCTATCACTAAACCATCCTCACGAGCTACATTTAGAGTTACGTTGTATGTCCGCAAATCATTATTAATACCGTCCCGTATTCGTTGCTCGTAACCGTCGCCTAGTTTGATTGTTTTAACTCTTGGTGCTGCTTTTTCACTCATACTAGGTGCAACGTCCCAGTTAAAAGTTTCCATATTTTCTCCAGACATAAAAAAACCGCAATTAAGCGGTCTTATTTATTAATTTTCTGATTAATTCTTTTTATTAAAACGCAGTTCTATAAATACCATATCCACCATTTAAAGAATGAGCAATCCTATATGTTAAAACTTGACTTTTCTCAACATCCCCTTCAACTTCAACCATTCCTCCACCACAAACTCCATTTGCCACCATGCTAAAAATTCTTTTCCCTAAGAGAGGATAAATGACAACTTTTTCCGCAGGGTTTAAATCAGCAATTTTAACTCCGTCAACAAAAAGAGAATCAGAGCAAGCACTACTTACAAATCCTTTATCTCTTTTTATAATAACCATTCCTGAATTTTCTTTTTTTACAAAAATATCTTGGTTATATATCCGCTGTTCAGGAACGTTTAATGCCGCATCATTTGACACTGGTGAAGATGAACACCCTATCAACGTAAAACCAATTAACCCCAAAAATACAATTTTTTTCATACCATTAATCCTAATACATTTAATTATTTTAGGTAATAGTATGTTATTTAAGGATTAGGGGCAATAAAAAACCTCTAACGAGGGGGTAAACTGATTTAATAATTGATAATAAAATCAACGGTGATTTAATTTACCACCTGGTCGCATTTGTTCATCTATTATTGATAATACAGATTCTTTAATCATTCTACCGACCTCTTTACCATCCTCCTCGCTAATATCCCCCCCTCCAACATTAACAGGCACATTTACATTAATATTTCCACCTGATTTATTTGATGTGCCGAGAAAATTTTTTAAATCAGCATTTGTTCGTGAATCAATTACCCTTTCGCCTTTTTGCAAAAGCCATGTTCCCTCTTTTGGCACATAATCTATACCATCATGAGCCATCCCTGTCATAGTAGCACTTTGTATAGTTGATAGCACTTGAGCACCTGCACTCGCAACAGTAGCCATATTAGCTATTTTTGCAGCTGTGGTTGTTGCAGTAGGATCATTCATTGCTTTCATTATTGCTGAATTTAGGTTTAGTATTGCATCAGCTATTGCAAATCCTTTACTTATTGCAAATAATGCTTTATACGCCGAACCTGATTTACTGCTAAATGTTCCAACTAAATCGGCCATTGATCCAAACAAATCCTTAGATGCAACAAAAGCAACAGATATTGATTGTCGCATTTTCAGGTTATTATCTTCTTCAGCTTTAAGTTTCAAATCACTATACTTTTTATGAAGTTCTAATAACCTTTGTTGATAACTTTCTTCACTCAATTCATTTTCGCTTCTTGCCTGATCGAGAAGATCTTTTTCTTGCAATAGATATTCATTTAGTGTAGCTATCTTTAAATCAAATTCTTGTTGAGCTTTAAAATCAGGATCAACCTCAGCCCTAATTTCATTACTAGGATCAACCATTTTGGCCTTATAAAGCTCATAACTTATTAATCCCTGCTGATAAAGTGCCTCTAGTTCTTTATTTGTTTCATATGCTTGTCGAACAATTGATGCTGCTGGTGAATATTTTTCAGCTATATTCAATCTTTCTTTTGCATATTTTTCGGTTACTAATGCCAAGTCTTTTTGTAATTGTTCATTTGTGACGCCAGCTTCTTTTGCTGCTTGTATCAGTTTCTCTTTTGCTTGCTGTTCTTGTAAATTGATTTTATCAAGGCTATTGGCGTTAGCTATTTCTAATTCAGACAATAAATCTTTATATTTACTTACAGTTACTTTTGCATCTTTGCCTGACCAAATTGGTTTGCCAACATTATCTCCATTTCTTTCACCTTCATTAGAATTATTATCAGAAGGGGTATGCGCCCCATCTCTAATTTTTTGTCGTAAATCCAATATTCCTTGAAGTTCTTCTTTTTGTTGTTTTAATTTTTCATTCATTGTATCCAAATCATCTTTGGATCTTTCTGTCTCTAGCTCATTTGCGCCAGTGACCCAATAAGAACCCCATGATGCATTGTTCTTGCTTAGACTTTCAGGTGTTTGCTTTGAATTTGTAACAACAAGTTCTTGTTTATAAATAGCCTTTTTCTGATTATCAATTTCTTGTTCTAATTCTAATTGTCGTATGTTAAGTTTTCTGTCTGAAAATTTTTCATACTCTTTAAGTAGTTCTTTTACACTGCGAGTTAATGTTGTTGCTTCAGTATGAGCAGCATTAGCCTGCTCTGCAAAATAAGCAATTGCACTACCAGCTAGCATGGCAGCACCTAGAGGGCCTCCCATTAGTGAATACACACTTTTTAATGTTCGCCCTGCAGATGCTGCTAACTTTGACTTTATAGCTAATCGAGAATTAGCTTCAGCTAATTGATTTGTTGCTTGAGCTTCAAGTATTTTTGCTTCTTTTATTGTTCGAGATAATGTTGCATATTCCTTTTGATAACTAACGTTAACTCCATGCTGTTTTAAAATAGCTTGTCGAGAGGCTAATAATTTAGCATGTGCTTGAGATTCACTGATTGTTGCTTGAGCGCTTGCTATTGTTGTTTTTGCTGTTTCGACTTGAGCTTTTGCAGCAACTCTAATTGCTTTTTCTTGAGCGTACCATTGAGAAACGTTTGATCTTAAGCTAGACGTCATCTTAATTCCAAAAACAGGAATTAATGAATGCATTCCAATTGAAACTAACTGATTTAGATTATCAGCAAGATATCCAACTGCACTAGTTAGTGATTGAACTCCTGTTCTTAATGGTCCTGTTCCAGATTGACCTACCTTAATAACAAATCCTTCAAACGAATTTGCTAATTTATTTAAATCACCATTTAGGTTATTTATTCGTTTAGATGATTGATCATATGCTGTATTTGTCCCAGTTAATTGTTGTGTTAATGATGAAATTCTATTTCTAGATTGCACCAATGTTGTAGCTGCGTTGAGATTAGCTGCACCGAAGAGTTTTACCGCTTGTGCTGTGCTTAAGTTTTTACGGTATAAATTATCAAGCGCTTTTTCAAGTCCAACTACAGATGGTTTTAATGATGAATCGGTCCCCTTTTCTAATTTAAGAAAAATATTCCTAAGTGCTTTACCAGCACTTTCTCCTTTTATACCTTTTTCAGACAATAATTGAATTGTTGCATTGAGCTGCTCAAATGATATGTTGGCTTGAGATGCAACAATGCCACAAGATTTTATTGCTGATGCTGTATCATTAAAATCGGATGTACCAGATTTAACACTTGCTGCAAGCACATTAATGAAACGTCCAGAATCAGAAGTGCTAGCATTAAATTGCTTGAGAGAAAGATTTAGCACATCAACCGCATCAGGTAGTGTCGAGCCAGTTGCTTGAGCAAGGATAATGGATTCTTGTGTAAATTCTTCAAGTGCAACATTGGTTTTCAATAAATGCGGATTTATGGATGCAATATTTCTATATGCGTCAATAATTTGATTTGCACTGAACTGAGAATCCCTGCTAAGTTTTAAAGCTTTACTATCAAGTAAATCTAATTGTTTACCAGTTATACCTGTCACTGAGGATAAATCAGACAATGCTTGACTATACTTACGAGTAGTTGCAATAATTGCACTAAAAGAAAGACCTGCGCCAGCAAGTAACACCATG